CCGATACAGAGGGCCGGGCGCCCGAGGGATGGGCTTTCTTCAAGCAGCCCGGCGCCCTGATCGAAGTCGATGGGCAGTTCAATCCAAACCCAGCAGCTGAGAACATCGAGCATCTCAATGAGGGCATAAACTATTACCTAAAGCGCGTGCCTGGCCGGCAAAGAAGCTATGTGCGCGTTTACTACTGCGCGCAATACGGGTTTGTTGTCGAGGGCAAGCCCGTGCATTCTGATTACGTTGACGCCGTGCACTGCGCAACAGAGCCGATCCCGTTCAACAAGCGCTATGTGCTTTACCTGGGCCTGGACTTCGGGTTGACGCCGGCTGCTGCCTTTGGCCAGCGATACCCTAACGGCCGGTGGGTGGGCATCGATGAGCTGGTGACCGAGGACATGGGCGCCAAGAAGTTTGGAATCGAGCTCAAGAAGGTTTTGAGTGCCCCGCCGTACAACGACGCAGAGGAAATTCAGATATTCGGCGATCCTGCCGGAGATGAGCGCGTTCAAACCGATGAGGACACGGTTTATAAGATCCTGGCTGCTCAGGGTATCATTGCTTCGCCTTGCCATACCAATGACACGACCATCCGTCGCGAATCCCTGGCCAACTTGATGCGCTCAATGGTGGATGGCAAGCCAGCCTTCCAGCTTTCGCCCAAGTGCAAGATGATCCGCAAGGGCCTGGCCGGCGGCTTTTGCTACAAGCGAATTCAGATAGCCGGTGCTGATCGCTACCAGGACAAGCCAGACAAAAACCGCTTCAGCCATCCTGTCGAGGCCCTGGAGTATATGCTTGTTGGCGCCGGTGAGGGTCACAGCCTGGTCACATCTAAAAATCAGCCGCCGCTACCAGAGAAAGCGGTAACGGACTATGACGATGGATTTTAAGTTTTCGACCATAACGCTTAACGGCAAGCCCTATCTCAACTTTTGGATTCCTCTTGCGCATGAAGGCAGGCCATTCACCTTTGGTGAGCAACGGGATTTCGTTAAAACTATGCGGGATTTAGAGAAGAAATTAGCGACGATGAGGCACGATTTCAACGGCTGGGCAACCTGGATCGAGAACGAACATGTGCTTGTTGCCCGAGTGATTCAAAAGTTAGGCGCGGTCAAGGTTTCTCAGCTTGCAGACCGTGCTTGGTACGCAAAGGAGGTGCTGTGATGTGCGGTGACGGTGGTGGAAGTGGTGCAGGCAGTGACGGCGGCGAGGGCCTGGGAGATCCTGGCGGCAGCGGTGGAAATGTTGGCGGGCAAGGGTCTGTATCGGGTGACGCTGGCTCTGCGGCGGATGCGGCAGCGGCTGCTACCAGTGGCGTTGGTTCAATGGGCGGGGATGTTGCCAGTTTGGCGGCGGCTGAAGCGGCGTCTAACGCAGCTGAAGCTGGATTGGCAGGGGAAGCCGCTGCGCAGGCTGCGGCTGATGCCCAAGCCAATTCAGAAGCGCCGGCATCTTCTGTGAGCATAGGCAATCTTGCTGAAGGCTTCATGAGTGGGTTCAGCCTGGGCAGCAATCTTGGCCTTGCTGGTGCTGTCCTTGGTGGAGTTGTAGGCCTGGGCCTAGCTGCGGCGCAGGGCGGTAGTCTGGCAGGCGGTGGCATAGGCAATGATCCAGGCAACCAGGGCGGTCCCGGGGGTGATACAAGCACACAGACCGCGACTACAACCACGGTAAAGCCCGTAGAGCCCGTGGAACCCACACCGACACAGCCGGAATCTCCCCAGGTATCACCATCCGGGGCCGCTGACGCAGCAGAGGAAGAACAGCGCAGGCGACAGGGCTTCGGCTACATGGAGGCCATAGCGGGCGAGACTGATCCGCTGCTTTCGGCGCTGTGGAATCCAAACGTGCAAGTAAAGAGCGGTGGTATGGGGGCGCTTTACTGAGATGCTTTCAAATAACTTCCAACGATCAGAGTTTGCATGCAAGTGCTGTTGCGGGTTTGCGGCGGTGGATGTTGAATTGCTTTTCGTTCTTGAGGATTTGCGTAAAGCATTCAACAAGCCGGTCAAGATCAACAGCGGATGCCGCTGCGAAAAGCGCAACTATGACCAAGGTGGTGAACCCCATTCAAAGCACATGCTGGGCATAGCTGCTGACATTCAGGTTGACGGCGTTGATTCATGTCAGATTGCAGATTATTTGGAAGCCAAATATCCCAAAAAATACGGCATCGGTCGTTATAAAACCTGGACACATATCGACATGCGCAGCATAAAGGCGCGCTGGTCGAAGATTGATGGAGGTTGAGAGATGAAGTTTGATGAATGGTTTTCAACGCAACCGCTTTCAGTGTCTCAAAACACCCGCTACTTGATGCACGTTGCCTATTGCGCTGGCCTGAAAAGTGCGGCCAAGATCGCCGACAGGGAGCGCCAAATAAACAGCGGCGAGGATGTTGCTTGCAGGTCTGGCGAGCAGTCGGCCACCTTTATCGCGGCCAGAGTGCGCGATTGCATAGACAAGGAGCACGATCTGTGATCGATTTCATAACTCCAATTTTGGGCATTGGTGGAAAGCTGATAGATAAACTTTTCCCTGATCCAGTTGAGAAGGCCAAGGCCCAGGCGGAGCTGGCGCGCATGGCCCAGGATGGGGAGCTTCGCGAACTGGAAGTGCGCATGAGCGCAATCATGGCTGAAGCCAAGAGCGCCGATCCATGGACCAGCAGGGCGCGGCCTGGTTTCCTTTACGTGATGTACGCAATGATTTTGGCTGCTGTACCGATCGGGATTCTCAGCGTGTTTAATCCTGCCGCTGCGAACGCCATTGCCGACGGCCTCAAGGCCTGGCTATCGGCCATACCTGAAGAAATGTGGTGGTTGTTTGGGGCCGGCTATTTGGGTTACACCGGGGCACGCTCGATTGATAAAAAGGGCATTTTCGACAAACTGAAAGGCTGAAACCAATGCTCACCGCAAACGATATCCTGCAACGCTACGATCACGCCAAGGGCTCCCGCTCATGGTTTGAAACGGTTTGGGATGAGATCTTTCAATGCTTCTTGCCTCGACGCATGGGCATGTACGACACGCGCGACACCCAAGGCAAGGACAGGTCTGTCAAAATCTATGACGGCACGCCCGGCGGCTCTCTGATGCGCTTGGCGGCCGTCTTGAATTCGACATTGACCAACCAGGCAACCAACTGGTTTTTGCTCGAAACCGATGACACCGAACTGAACGAAATGCCCGAGGTCAAGGAATGGCTCGACAAGGACCGCGATGCAGTACGCAAGGCCCTTGAAAACTCCAACTTCTATGAACAGATTTTCGAGTTTTACGTTGACCTATGCGGGCCGGCAACGGCCTGCATTTATACCGAGGAAGCCAAAGACACGTCAAAGGATCTGTATTTCACTACGCGGCATCTGCGAGAAATCGTTATCCAGGAAGATGACCAGGGGCAAATCAATGCTGTCTACATGCTGCGTGAAATGACGGCATGGCAGATCATGGACCGCTGGCGCAATGCGCGCATTTCAGGCAAGATCCCCGACAAAGTTCGTCGCAAGGCAATTGAGCTAAACAAGCCGAACGATATTTTCGAGGTGATCCATGCCGTCTTTCCGAATGATGAGCATGACGAACGCAACGAACTGAACCCGCTCAAGTTTGCCTTTGCATCGGTCTGGATTTTCAAGGAAGACAAGTCAGAGATCGATCGCGGCGGTTATCAGGAGATGTCCTACACCACGGCATTCTGGAGCAAGGCCAGCTCAGAGCAATACGGACGCGGGCCGGGCTGGGATGCCCTGCCGGATGTCAAATCGCTTTACAGCATGAAAAAGAGCGTACTGCGGGCCGGTGAAAAGGCGGTTGATCCGCCTATCATGATGCCGCATTCGACAACCACGTACCCGGCAAGCCTGCGCCCTGGTGGTATGACATACTTTGATGCCCAGGCCAAGAACCCGCCCTTTCCGCTCCAGATCGGCCAGGGATTCCCCATCGGCCGCGAGATGATAGAGGATGAGCGCAACCAGGTCCGGGACTGGTTCTACATTACGCAATTGCATTTGATCGATTCCAAAGAGATGACCGCCGAGGAAGTGCGCGCCCGCATGGCCGAAAACGCCAAAATTCTAGGGCCCACCTTCGGCCGGCTGAACAACTTCCTTGAGCGTCTGTTTGATCGCGTGCTTGGCATTTTGGGCCGCAAGGGCAAACTGGCCGAAGTGCCGGAAGTGGTTCAGCGCGCGGCGAAGCAGGGCACGCAATTGAAGATCAAGTTTGTTTCGCCCATCGTCAAGAGCGCTGCCATATCTGAAGTGCAGGGCATAACTCATTCAGCAAGTACCGCGATTCAATGGGCCATTGAAGGCCAGGTTATGGACGTGCTCGACAACTTTGATTGGGACTTTGGAATACGCAAAGTGGCGGATCTGGACGGCGCGCCGCCTGAATTCCTGCGTGATCCGAAGAAAGTTGAGGCCATCCGCAAGCAGCGCCGCATGCAACAGGAGATGACGGCAAAGCTTGACGCCCTGGAGAAACGCGCCGGCATTGCCGGTGATCTGGCCGGCGCCGAGTCTCAGAACCTTGACAACAAGCAAAGGAGGATGGCCGTTGTTACGCGATGATCAAAAGGTGGTGTTGAACCTGGTACATGATTTCAACGACGTGTTCAATGAATCTCCGCAGGGCCAGCGGATCATGGAGCACCTGAAAGAGAGATTTTTCCACGGCACGACCACGGCATTAAACGGCCAGGGCCAGCCCATGTATCCGATAGACTCAAATCAATTGCTACTAAATGAGGGCAACCGTCAGGTTGTGCTTTACATGCTGGGTATGGCCGAAACAAGCGTATCGGCGCTGAGCGATGACATGGAACGAGAAAACGCGGATATCATGAAGCCGCTAAGCGATTTGGGAATATAACCGACAAAGAAGGAGGTTCGAGCAAATGATCATTTTCAGAAATCGGGTTTTGATGTGGGGCGAAGAAGCAGGCGCAGGTGGTGGCGCAGGTGGTGGCAGCGGCGGAGGCGACGATAAGACCGTGCTTGTCACTGCGGCACGGGATGCAGCCAAGAAGGCCGGCACTTTCCTGGTTGATGACTGGCGAGAAAGCCTACCCGAAGACATAGCCAAAGATGGCAGCCTTGGCAGCCTGAAGACCCATCAGGATTTTGTCAAGTCGTACATCAATCAGCGCAAGGTGATCAGCGGCAACAAGATTGCATTGCCTGGAGATAACGCCAAGCCGGAAGAATGGGGCGAGTTTTTCAAGAAGTTGGGCCGGCCGGACGACCCAACCGCTTATGATCTGGCCGGACCCGAGAAACCGCCTACCGGGTACAATTATCCCAAGGCGCTTGAAACCGACTTCCGCAAATGGGCGCACGAGAACGGATTGAACGGTAAGCAGACAAAGGCCATGTGGGGCAAGATCGTTGAGCGCACCGTCAAACATCACAACGACACGACCGGCACCCTCGGTGCGCAGCGACAGAAGGACATGGACGCACTGAAGACTGATTGGGGCGCCAATTACAACGGCCGCGAGGAACTGGCCAAGAAAGCATTTAGAGCCCTGAATCGTGCCGCCGGCAAAGATCATGCGATGCCGGAAGAACTCCTTCAGAATCCACGCTTCTTGAGGGCCTTTGCCCATATCGGCGAAATGGCCAATGAGGACCGATTAGGCGAGGGCAAGGGCAGCCCGGGAGGCACCATGTCAGCCACCGAGGCCATAAGCCGCATTGCCGAGATCCAGGGCGAAAAGGGCGGCCCCTATTGGGATCAGAAACACCCAGGATACAAGCGCACCCAAGAGGAAGTGAAAAACCTGTACGCGATCGCTTATCCCGATAAAACACCTTGACGTGTGTTTTGTAACACTGCTATATGTGATCAAGCTGTGTGTTCTTTCTCCTTGGTTTGACAGCCGGGGCTCATGCGCTGGAGCCTGACTGATCTGATACAGCCCCGGCGGTCAAACAAATTCCGGCCAATCCTCCTCCTGCGGTGGACCCGGAAAGCGTTCATAGGTACGGGCCTGTGAAACGCCGGCCAACTCGCGCAAGCGAACCCGCGCAAGATTGCAGACAACCCGAAGTTAAAAGGCTGAAATTTTAACCCTTTTTTCTTAGGAGTCTGCAAAATGTCTACCGAAATCACGACCGCTCTGGTCAAGCAATTCCACGACAATCTCACGATGCTGGCTCAGCAAACCAATTCCAGGTTCAGCGATTGCGTTCGCAATGAGCCGATCAACGCCGAGGATGGCTTTTACGATCAAATAGGAGCCGCCGACGGCACCGACATCACAACCCGGCATGCTGATACGGTTTATGCCAATACGCCGCATGCACGGCGCAAGATTACCCCGATCCCCTGGCAGTGGGCCGACCTGATCGACCGCGCGGATAAGGTCCGCATGCTGGGAGATCCCCAAAATTCCTACCTGCAAACCGCCGTTGCTTCGATGAACCGGCGCAAGGACGATCACATCATCAACGCCTTTTTCGGGACGGCCTACACCGGAAAGACCGGCACCACGGCCGTTACATATCCGACCGCGGCAACCCATGTTGTGCCGGTCAACCTGGGCGGTTCCAACGAAGGCATGACCGTCAACAAGCTGATTCGCGCCAAGCGGTTATTGATCACCTTGGACGTTGACCTTGATAGAGAGGAACTTTACTGCGCCCTGGACGGCCAGTCCCTTGAGGATCTGCTGAAGACCACGCAGGTCACCAGCGCCGATTACAACTCTGTCAAGGCCTTGGTTCAAGGCGACATTGACACCTTCATGGGCTTCAAGTTCAAGAAGTCCAACCGTCTGCTTTTGGACGGGTCGGGCCATCGGCGCATCCCGGTGTGGTGCAAGTCCGGAGTTATGTTGGCCACGGCAGATGACAAGACCGTCAAGATCGATCAATTGCCGACCAAGAACTACACCACCCAGGTCTATGTGGGCGCCGACATGGGATCAGCGCGCATGGAGGAAACCAAGGTCATCGAAATCAAGTGCCTGGTCGCATAGCTAGCCTAAGCGCCCAATAGGAGGTTCTTAAAAATGGCTACTCTTTACACTGACGTTGCAACCAAAGAGTTGACCCCCGACCCTGCCAATATGATGACGCCGCAGCAGGCCGGGGCCAAGGTCTATGAAATGACCCCGACCATCACGCTTGCGGCCGCTCAAATCGCAGACGTGATTCGCATCAAGCGCCTGAAAAAGGGCGATATGGTGCTTCCCACTACCTCGGTATGGAATGCCGCGCTGGGGGCATCCACTACGTTGAGCTTTGGCGACGATGACGCAGCCGGAGCCGACGCCGCGCGCTACAAGGCCGCAACCGCAACATCCAGCGCCGGGGTTATCAGCTTCCAGGACGTTGCCTTGATTGCCAAGGTTCCCTATGTGGTGCAAAATGATTGCTGGCTGACCGCGACTCTGGCAGGTGGCGCGGCAACCGGAGCCGTCAAAGTGTTTTTGCAAATCGCCCGTGCAGGCGGATAAGCCCCAGGGAGATC